TGGTCAGTTGAACTTGAGCAGGATCTTAAGAATATGAATGGTATTGATGTTGACGCTGAGTTGACAAATGCTATGTCGTATGAGATTCAAGCTGAGATCGACCGTGAGATGATTATTCGCATGGTTCAAGCTGCTATTGGTGGCGGGAACGGTGTTGGTTATTCCACCTATAAGGTGTCGGCTGCTGATGCACGCTGGCAGGGNGAGAGAAACCGCGACTTCTATCAGAAGTTAATCGTCGAGGCTAACAGGATGGCTGTTCGCAATCGCCGTGGTGCTGCTAACTTTGTTGTTGCAACACCTAGTGTTTGCGCTATTCTTGAGATGCTCCCTGAGTTCTCTTGGATGACCGTTAACGGTAACGTTAACACACAACCGGTTGGTGTTGCTAAGGTTGGTAACGTTGGTGGACGTTTTAACGTTTATCGCGATACACGTACCGAGGCTACATATAATCTGGGACAAGGTTATCAAGGGTCTACGACGAGGGTTGAATATGCATTACTTGGTTATAAAGGACCTGAGTATTATGATACTGGTATCATTTACTGTCCTTATATTCCGGTTATGGTGCAGCGTTCGATTGATCCGAATAGCTTCTATCCGAAGGTCGGTATGTTAACACGTTATGGTGTTGTTGATCACCTCTTTGGTGCAGCCAACTATTACCATGTTGTGTTTGTGGCTGGTCTTGGTTTACAGTTTAACAGTGGTGCTGCGGCAGCGCAGTCTACAGTATTCCAGTAAGCCGAATATATTGTTTATTATCAAAGAGCGCCCGAAAGGGCGCTCTTTTTTTATTGTCTAATGGTCTTAATCCANGGGATAGTTTCATCCCACATCATCTCATCAATTAGGTCTATTTTATTAGCTCTAATCGGATTAATGTCCCATCCACCTCTTCTTGCATATAAACATGCAACCATTAATTCCCGCGGGGAGAACCTATTGTACAAGCGTTTATAAATGGTTTCACATATCTCCTCATGGAAGTGATTTTCGTCTCTAAACGAAACAATATATTCAAGCAGTTCTTTTACTCCTGGTAACCATTGACCTTCGATGTGAATAAATACATCTCCCCAATCAGGTTGTGATGTAACACGGCAGTTACTTTTAAGCAATGAAGACATTACATTTAGATTATTTGGCTCCGCCATTGAGGTATATTTCGTATCAAATATAGATGGATCTTCTTTATACTTAGTAATCTCAATCTCAGACTTTGCACGCCATCCAGTTGTCAGAAAGTGCTCCAACCTTACATATTTCTTAGTTGGGATAATTGCTAAAGAGTTTGGATGACCATCGTATGATTCTAAGAATGGATTAGATACTCCTCTCAAATCTGTATCACAAGAGAATAATTTAACCTTTACTTCTGTTTCCAACAGTTTACTGAGATCAGTTGCAGCGTGATATTCAATACTGCTTACAACATCTTCTATCGTTTCGCCAAATTTCGTCATATTGAAACTATTCCAATATAATTTCATAGATTTAGATTCGACAATATATTTACTATCACAAGGATACACTACTTTAGCGACAGCGTTAACAGGTAATCCATTATCCATTAATCCTGAAACCTCGTATCCGTTCCAGACATCATAACCAACGAACGGTAGATCGTTATCTTCAATTTTAAGATGCTTACGATTGCTAGATCTAGGCTCTCTTACTAAGAGCTTATTATCATATTCGGATTTATATGTACTAGTTTGACCTAGATGCTTGCTTANGTTTTTATTATCAAGTTTACTCATGATACATTATCTCTATCATCTTATTATAGCGTGTCTCTACACTCCCTTCAAGTACAAAAACATTTGGATACTTATCTATAATTAGATCTTCGTATAGCTTAATAATCTTATTGCGAAAACTTTCACTCATAGATCTTTCGCCATCATTAATCAGAGCTACATTATACGGGCTAGTATAAAAGATATAATCATATTTCGAAATATATCTTCTTAGCATTGCCGAGAACATCTTATCCGTGAATTCGTNCACTTTACCTTCCATTCGGAAATATCGAGTGTAAATAAAACCATCGACAAGACATCTATCTAAAATAGTATCCATATCTGTATTAGTATATGAAAAAATATTATTTAGATGATCAACTAATATTGCGGTTTGAGTGTCGATGTAGTCACCTCCATCATCATTTATTTTAAATCCTTGTCTTTTTAGTTTACGAGTAACTTCAGGAACTACATTCCAATGATTCCTACAATCATTCCAATGATTGAGTGATGTTGTTTTTCCTGAAGACTGAGCTCCTGTAAACGATATTAACATTATTTACCCCAGACACCATTATCGACTAGCTGAGCAATTTTGCAATATAAACTTGAATCTTTCCAAGCATCGATAATTGGCTCATTGGCCGCATCACTACGTTTCACAATAACGAGATTAATTAGTCTCTGTATCTTATCATGAATACGGAACACTAGGCCCGTTTTGGCGACATGTTGTCCATCAGGTTTTGATAAGTCTTGACCTACTGAAATATTCCCTGGACCATAGTCGTGTTGTTTCTGAATGAATAATTTATATTCTTCTTCGAGCAAGTTCTTTAACATTGCACATGTCTCAGGATAATCCTGCTCTACTTCCGCTTTAAGTTTATCGTAATCTTTCATTTAAAAAATTTATCCATAATTTTGAAGATTCAACGTGTAGCGCTCTCTCTAGCTTATCGTATGAATCAAAATTATTATTAATAATACATTTCGCTACAACAGGTCCGTCATCGAGTTCAGGGGTTACTTTATGAATAACACATCCGACTCGAATATGGTTTGCCTCCCAAGCCTTCTTTTGTGGGTTAAATCCTTTTAAGTCAGGATGTATATGTATTGCTCCAGGATGACCATTATAGATATTAGATGATCTAGTAAAATGAGGAGGTAATATTCTCAGATAACCATGAAGAGTAACAAATACTTCTTCCTTCCAGTTTTCATTTAAAATAGAATAATTTAGTTGATCGGCAGCTCTAGTATAATCTATTTCTTTAGGCCAATTTGGTAGTGTAATTAATTTAGTATGTTCTAATCTGACTCGTTGTACGAGTTCAACATGAGTAGTTTTATCGTCTTGTTTATTAGTTACAACAAGATCAGGCCATTTGTCAATAGCTCTAGATATGTTAACTATTTCAGAACCAGTCTGACTAAAAAATGCTACCCACTTCATCGCTTAATAATTTTTTTGAATTGGCTGGTGTTGTATCTAATAATCTCTTTCGCGTCTTCATCAGGATCAGCATGGATAAGATCTGCTAATAGCTGCTTAGGTTTATGATTGAGACCAAAATCACCATTATATTGATACCCTAACAGGCCTGCGACTACTGGATTAGATGTATCAAGACTTCTAATATTATAGACGTTATTATTTACATACCATTTAAACTCTCTAGCAAGCGAAGCACCTAACAAGTGATGTGGTTTATTCCAGTTCCAATAACCTTCATCAATAAGTCGTTTTACAAGATGTTGTCTTCCTGTAGTTTGTCGCATTAATTTTTTAGGGGTTAGTAAATTACTAAAACCAGTTACATCGTACATGCTAAAATCAAAGCTAATAGCAATATAATCAGCATACGCTGACATAAACCTATAACACTCAACGACTTCCGACCACGTTTTTCCTTGAACAGCGCCTATTGTAGCACCGGGTAAGCCCTTATATTCATCTGTAAACTCTTTAAAATTATCCATTGTACCTTCTGAGTCCTCTAATACGTCAGGTACAATGTAATAATTCGGCTTTATCTTTTCACACCACTCTGCATATTTTGCCGAATCAAATGCCTCTTTGAGCTCAAAAATAGAATTATCTAATAAGATTTCACCATCCGGTCTTTTCGCTTTATATCGNCCAAGAAACCAATCTCTGTATTCTGGTTCTTCTTCCATTAAGTGCACTAAGCAATATTGATAATCATTATATAATATAGACTCCGGAAGAAGAGTGATGGGCGACTCATGAGAGACTTTAATCATAAGCACTATTATAGCATATCTACTACAAAGATCAAGTAATAAATAATTATACATGCCAGATATAAAAGGATCAGCAAAAAAAGCACTAGGAGGTGCTGCAGCTGCTGCGGCTGGCGCGATCGCCGCACTTAAAAAGATGATTGCGATCCCAATGATACCGCCATTTATGGAACTAGCGGCAAATATTAAAAGCCTAATATCGGTAAAACTAATAAAAGAGGCGATTAAGAAAAAAATTGACGCTGTTAAAGATATTTTAGATCCTACTAAAATAAAAGATCAGATATCAGGAGATAAAAAAACTGGGATCATTGCATCGGTTATGCCTAGACAAGTTAAAGAACTTGTTAAGGCTTATAAACAAGGAATGAAGTTAACTCCAAAAGAAGGTATAACAAGTGCCTTAGAAAAATTTACCGGTGTAAATTTAGATCAAGATAATTTATTACAAAGTCTAGGAGGTGCAGTATTAGATTCTATTAACACTCAGATCAGCGCTCTCAAGCAAACCTTTATGCAAACAGTAGTCGGCTGTATTAACAAAGCAGTAAGAGACTTACTTAATAAATTTCCTACTTTAGATTTTTTAATAAATCTTGAAGATAGATTAAATGGTATTTTAGGAAAATTTCGGAATCAATTAGAACAAAAAATTGATGCAGAACTTCGAGGGTTAATGTATCAGAAAATTAAAATACATCAATTAACGTTGTTTAAACAAAGTTTACATGGATCAATTAGATCAATTTGTCCTGAAGCTACNCCAGCCTCTTCTGCCGAAATAAGAGACTTTATGAATGCTTTTGAGGAAGGAAAGAGAAGAAGAGAAGCAGCATATGAAGATAAAGATAAAAAAAATCAAGTAGATGATGAGGGAGCACCCAAACCTAAGGCTATAGGAGAATCGTCAACAAGGGATTATACTTCAGAAAAAGATTTAAGAGATTGGCGAACGAACCCAGATGCTAAAATGCAGGCAATTACAGAAAACAGTGATAATATTATGAGTACTGTGAAGCAAAGTGTTAAAGATGGCCAAGCAGTAAGTAAGAATACTGTTAGTTCAATTGTGAGGTCTAAAAGTCGTTCTAAAGGAGGTAAGGTAACATATGTATATACTGGCCAAGGTGATCAAGGCGGTAAATGGATGAGTGAAGAAGAGAGAAAACAGAATAAAGATGCAGCCGCCCGAATTAATACGCAATTGGCTAGTAATAAAGAATTTAATACTAGTGGTTCTAGTTTTATGATGGTGAGTAATACTGGAGGCACCACCCCTAGTAGACCTAGTGGAGGTGTATCTCAAGAAGATATTGACAAATATGGTTACGAGGCTTTAGGGTTACAAGATCCAAATACGTAAAATAAACAAAATGAGTATATATGTAAATGCAAATTCAAATGAATCCGAGAAATATTTCGGTAATCATTTAGGTATAGTTATACAAAATAATGATCCTGATAAAAGTGGTAAGATAAAAATATGGGTGCCTCATATATCACCTACAGTATATAAGAACTGGGATGAGAATAATAAAGATAAGTCCTTTAAGTTTATTGGAAAAAATATTGATAGTGATATTACAGATATTATAGAAGAGCTTAAAGTTATTGTTCCATGGGCCGAGTGTGCATCTCCGTTAGTAGGTAGCATTGCTCCTGCAAGATATAATGCATACAGTCAAGCCGCGACAATATCAGATTCGAATAAAATCGCCAGTTCAATATCTATGCCCGATGCAGCTGGAGAAAAACCTACTAGTAGCGATACATATAAACTTAATGACGATGGTATAGGTGAAAAGCCTGCTCGAAAGTATGAGCATCATGACCTTAAAGTTACTGATGCATTTTCAGATAAAAATGAAGTTAGATTTAATAATGTAAATAAATTTTCATATAATTATGTTCCAACTTCTTATTCTAATAGTGCAAAAGGTAGCTTCAGTGTACCTAATGTAGGTGCTCATGTATGGATGTTTTTCGCAGGAGGAAGTCCAAATTCGCCTGTTTACTTTGCAACTACGTATGGTGAGGCTGAGTGGAAATCAATATATAATTCTGATTTAGATTATCCTAATTCGTATGAAAATATAAGTACTGACTATAATCATAACACAGATATTTATAGAAATAAATATGTTATAAATCAAAAGGGTGGTACTATAGAGATAGTTAGTACTGATAATAAAGAGTCGTTAAAATTAACTCATTATTCTGGCTCCTTTAAAGAGTTTAATAATGATGTTAATATAGAGTTTGCAACAAAGAA